TGAACGGTTAGCCGGAGTTCGCTTTATGCCGGAATCCCGCGAATATCGCCGCACGATGATCGAAATCGCCTATCGGTACGAGACGATCGACAGCCTGGAATGTCGTCGGCAGCTTCTCGGGGTGGAGCACACCGGCCTCGATCTGCAAGATGCGCTGATCGATCTCGACTGTGAATTTGGCAAGCTCTCTGCCTATGATGCAGCAGTGCAGAAACTTTACAAGCGCACCGCCAGTCCTGAGGATAATCTGGCTTTCGCGCTCGGGAAGTTGGACATCGACCTCAAGTTTCAGCGGATCACGCGCCCGGAGTTTGAGAAGCAAGGGGCGACGCTGCGCAATGAACCCTGGGTCAACGTGATCAATGCGAGCTTCAATCCAAAGGAGGGCATTAACGGCGTGTATTTTGAATTTGACTGGAATGCGCAGTGGATCGAGTTCCTGCGGATCAACGGTTATATTGGCCACACCGACGAACAGATTGTTGATGACTGGTTCGCCGATGTTTGCCGCAGCCATGTCCAGACCGAGATGGCGCAGCGATGAAGTATGCGGTGGTAGACCTTTCGAATTTGTTCCATCGTGCCAGACACGCGGCGATGACCGATACGCGCGGCAAAGTCGGCATGGCGCTGCTGATTTTGTTTCGCAGCCTGCGGACGATCACGCGAACCCTAGGCACCGACCATATTGTGTTTGCGGTGGATCAGAGCAGTTGGCGCTATGGCGTTTATCCCGGCTACAAAGCGCGGCGTAAACTGACCCGCATCGAGGCCCCGCCGACCATCCAGGCCGAGGATCAAATGTTCTTTGGTGCGCTACAAGAGCTTGTGACCTACTTGACCGATTCCACCCGCTGCACCGTGCTGTGCGCACCGGATATCGAGGGTGATGATTTCGTCGCCCGCTGGGTCTGGCAGCACCCGGACGATGATCACGTGATTGTTTCCGGCGATTCCGATTTCGTGCAGTTACTCGGACCCCATATCCGCATCTATGATGCAATCAATCAGCGGCTCATCGGCCCCGAGGCGATCACCGATGAGAAGGGCCGCACCCTAGAGTTCAGTGTCAATCCAAAGGACGGCAAGATCAAAGTCGGCAAGCCGATGCGGGATTTCATTCCGGAAACCGCGTGGTGGCGGAAAGCGTTGTTCATCAAATTGATCCGAGGCGACACGGGGGATTCCATTTTCGCGGCGTTTCCGGGAGTGCGCTATGAAGGCAAGACCTGTTCGATCCGCGCCGCCTGGGAGGATCGTGCGGATCAGGGCTATGACTGGAATAATCTGATGCAGCAGACGTGGGACAAGCTGGTGGGTGTCGCCCCCACGGGCGAACGCTTGGTCGAAACGGTTCTTGTTCAAGATCAATTTCGCCAGAACGAGAGGCTGATCGATCTGACCCAGCAGCCGCCCGCGATTAAGGCGCAGATGGATGCCAGCATTGGCGCGGCGATCACCAAACCGGCGCCGATGCAGATCGGCATTGAGTTTTTGCGGTTTTGCAAACGCCAAGACTTGCCCAGCCTGATGAAAGAGGCGGAAGATCACGTCGGCTATCTCAATGCGGGGTACGATGTATCGGTGCTTGCCACGGCGTAGCTCGCCGGACCGGCACTAAATATCGCCGGTCAGTCGAAGGAACGCCCGATGAATGTCGAGATTTACTCCAAGACAACATGCCCCAGTTGTCAGCGTGCCAAAGCCTACTTGGAGCAGCACGGAATGTCATATTCTGAGTATGTGTATGACGATCATCAAGAGCGACAGGCGCTCTACGATCGCTTCGGATTGGTCGGCACACAACGCACCGTGCCGCAGATTTTCGTCGCACAGACCGGGATTTTGGAACGAATCGGCGGCTATAGTGACCTGCTTAACAGCGATTTGGTGTCCCGACAGTCAATGGGTGATCTCGACCAGGAGTTTTGAACATGCCTGAAATAACGGATAAATTCGGCGTAACGTTGATCTTGCCCCTGTGCGCCTTCTCGGCCGAACTGGCGCGAGACACGATTCATACCATGTTGATGGACATTGATGCGCGGTTGACCGAGCAGGGCGCCCCGGAGAATAGCCATGCGCGCTCCGGTCTGATGATGGAAAACGCGCTGAACGTGTCGAAAATGGTCGCCAATGATGAAATCGATCATACCGATGGGGTCTCGGACATCGCCTGGAGTTTCATCTACGCGTTTGCCAAAGCGGTTGGCTTTGAACAAGTGGATGTGGTGCGCGGCTTAACCGGCAGCTTCGTGAAGGATCATCTGTCTATGGTCCCGTGTCTGGGTGAGCTTGAATTCCAGATGGAGTCAGCCACGCTGCAACGTCATATGGCCAATCACAGCGACACCGATGAATGGGATATTGATGCTGGGCAGATGCCAACACTGCACTGAGGGGAGCCTACATACCGGTTTGAGGTATTGACATGGCGCTCTATCCGTACTCGACCGTGCAGCCTGCCGAAGCCGCCTTGGCCGCGATCGCGATCCCATCCGGCTGCATGGTGGTGATCCCGGTTGATATGACCGTGCGGCAGGTGATGCAAATCATTTTGCGGCAGGTCTCGCAAACGGAGGATTTTTGCCTCCGAGCGTGGATCAGTCTGCGTCCTGGCGGCCCCTCCATCGGCACCTTCATCACCATGCCGGTTGCGGTGTTCACCCCCGCACCGCTGATCATCTACGTCGGTGAGATGGACCTGCCGATGAATTGCTATCCGGTTCAGGTGGTGCCAGGAACTTATACTCTGAACATCCAAAATCTGATCAATCAAGCAACTGCCGTGGCGTATTCTAGCATAGATTCCTGATCGTGCTTGAAGGTATATACGGCGTTCAGGAGACCCATCATGAACACCGCACGCCCACCATCTGATGAACCGGAATCCTCGGCGCCTGATGTTCCGTCTGGCGGCAGTTTCCCGCCGCAATCGTTCAGCGATCCCCCCGAGGAGAATGACGCCACCATTCATCCGCGATTGGGGGTGTATTACCGCCTCTCGCTAACCGGCCACAAATTGTCCGAATTGGTGGCGATTGTGCCGGAAATTCCAGACCTTGCGGTGGCGATGCAAAACACGTCAACCGGGTGCTGGGCGGCCTTTACGAGCACCCGCACCTCGGTGCGTATCGCCGCCCAGGTGCATCTTCCGAATGTCATGGAAATCGTCGATCAGACTGGCCGTCGTCTTTGTTTTAAGTAAGACGACGAGTGCAAGTTTGAACGCTCTTGTCGAATGGACCCCAATGAGTATGTTTTTCACAGCCGACACCCATTTCAGCCACGCCAAGATCATACAGTATTGTAATCGGCCATTTGCTTCGGTTGAAGAAATGGACAAGGAGTTAATTGCTCGCTGGAACGAGACGGTTGCCCCCAACGCAACCGTCTATCATTTGGGCGACTTTGGTTTCTTCCCGCACGTCGAAGACGCGGATCGATTAACCCGTCAATTGCATGGTACAATTCATTTGATTGTCGGCAATCATGACAAAAAACCCACGCTTGATGTGAAACGATGGGCCTCGGTCAAAGATTACCTGAGTTTTAAAATCAACAAGCGGCGGATCGTCATGGGCCATTATCCGTTTCGTTCATGGCGGGGATCGAATGGCGGTTCGATCAATCTGCACGGCCATGAGCATGGCACCATGACGCCGTTCGCTAATCAGGTTGATGTGGGGGTGGACGCGTGGGATTTTCGCCCGGTGGCGATCGAGCAGATCATCGCCCGGCTGACCCTGACGCAACCCGCCGAGGCGAATTTGACCGAGCTTTTGTGCGATTAGCCGCCTGATCAAGCGTTTATTATTTGAATTTGCCGGTGCCGCCCGTGGTGCCGGTAAAGGCGTTTATGCGTTCATACTTGGCTGAAGCCCCGGCTCAGCTACCAGTGAAGGGACATTTTCCTGTTTAAATCTTGACGGCGGCTGCATCTCTTTGTAGGAACTTACGCGTAACTTGCCGGGAGGCGATGCATGTGTGAGTCGCTTGGGAGGCCGATGGTGCAAGAACGGCCGGACCGCGTCAACAAGCGGATAGAAGACATCATTTTGTCACTTCTGTTTTTGCTGGCCGGTGGGTTGGTGTTGTTCGCGCTTATCGCTCTGGCCATCAAACTGGAAACCCCCGGACCGGTTTTGTTCCGGCAAACCCGACGCGGCAAAGGGACTCTGCATTTTCGGGTGCTGAAATTTCGCACCATGACGGTGACTGAGCATGACGCGTGGGCCGAACGTCAGACGGTGCGCAATGATCCGCGCGTCACAAGGGTCGGCGCCTTCCTGCGGCGGCATAGTCTCGATGAATTGCCGCAGTTTTTGAATGTTCTCGCGGGTCATATGTCCATCGTCGGGCCGCGTCCGCATGCGCTGGGCACCAACATCGATGGTGTGCCATTGGAGCAGCTTTCGGAATGCTATTTGGATCGCTACAAAGTCAAGCCCGGCATCACCGGCTTGGCCCAGGTGAATGGGTGTCGCGGCAATCTCGACACCGTTGCGAAGTTGAATCTACGACTCTCCTACGATATCGACTACATCCACCAGCAGTCGATCCGCTTTGATCATCGGATTCTGATTAAGACCGTGTTATGTCTGTTCAAGGACAAACATGCCTACTGAAACTGATATTGCCGGGGGCGACGCGCCAAGCCGGATCACGGAGAGCCTATTGATCGCGGGTCTCCGCGTTGATCTGATACCTGACTTGCAAGCGGTGGTCGAGGAATCGACCGCCGCTTTGCGCCATCAGGTGTCCTGGTTGATGACGTTCGTCAATCCTGGCTCGGCCGGGGTGGTGCACCGCCACCCCAGTTTCGCCGCTGATTTGCGGCAATTTGATTTAGTCGGAGCCGATGGCATCGCAATGGTGAAAACCATGCGCTGGCTGCTCAGGCGACCAAGGATCGCGCGGATCAGCTTTGATTCAACCTCGCTGGCGCCGCCAATATTTAGCTTGGCCAGTCAGGAGGGTTACCCCGTGGTGCTGTGCGGCGGTGTTCCAGGGGTTGCGGAGGCCGCCGCCGCATCGATCCGAGAATTATATCCTGATCTCAAGATCATCGGCGTGTTCGACGGCTTCGGCGATCCGGTGCAACTTGTATTCGATATCGTAAAATTGAACCCCCGGATTGTCATTTGTGGCATGGGTGCCTTGCATCAGGAACTGCTTCTGTTAAAGCTGCGGGATCACACATGGTCCGGCATTGGGTTTACCTGTGGTGGGTATTTGGATCAGCTTTCCTCTGGCTTTTCCTATTATCCAGCATGGGTTGACCGGCTGGATATTCGCTTTGCGTATCGGTTCTACAAGGAGCCGCGTCGCCTGTGGCGCCGGTATGCGTTAGATTATCCACGGTTCTGGGCCAACGCGCGTGGATATAGTGTCATCAATCGAGAGGGCAAAGTTTAATGGATGGGTTCGGTGCCACATACGGAAACGGCGGTGCAGAAAGTGATTTTCTGCCGAAGACTCTGGCTAAGCTGCGGCGGCACGGGGTGTTCATCACATCGTTTACCCTGCTGCTGTCAGGCGTGTTAGGGGTCGGCATCCAATTCCTCCCCAAGACCTATGAGGGTGTTGCCTCGGTCGAGGTCCAAAGCCAGACGCCACAAGCGGTGTCTCGCGATATCGTGAGCGGCGATCAGGTTTTCACGGATGAGACAGCAGGCACCGAGTTGGGGATTTTCAAATCCCACGAGTTGCAGATCGCGGTGATCAGGAAACTGAACCTGCTGCAAGTCCCGGAATTCAACCCTGACCTGAAGCCGGACGCCTACAGCCTCGATAAATTGCTCGGGCAATTGGCGGCGAGTCCGATTGGGCAATTTCTTCCGGCCGACTGGATGCCCGCACAAAATGTGGTGACCGATGAGAAGGCGACCTACGATACATTGCAGACTTTCAATAAGCTCGTCAAGGTCACGCCAGTCACACACTCGAAAATCATCCAGATCACCGCTTCGTCGCATGATCGCGTCTTGGCCGCCAAGGTCGCCAATGCGGTGGCTCTGGAATATATCGCGACCCATCTGCGGCTGAAGGCCGAAGCCTATGATCAAGCCCATAATTTTACCGACAAGCGGGTGCCTGAATTGCGCCAACTGATGGTCGAGAAGACCGCCGCAGTGGACCGTTTCCGGGAAAAAAACGGCCTTGTCTCCGGCCAGTATGGCGCGATCTTGCGGGAACGTCTGACCGAAGCCACGAAGAATTTGGTGGATGCGCGGGCCGCTCTGCAACGGGCACAGGCCAGTCTCGATGTGTCCAAAAAAGCCAATCCGTTGTCGGTGCCAGAAGTGATCGCATCGCAGACTATTCGTGATCTGCGGCTCGAAGAATCCAAGGTGGCTGAGGAAGGCGCCTACGCCGGGACCACGTATCAAGCGCGCTGGGGCACCAAACAGGCGGCTGTCGAAGCGCGGATCAATGAGGAGGCGCGTCGGATCATCGCCAGCCTGCCGCAGACGGTTCTGGCGGCACGGGCCAACGTCGAGACACAAACCCAGGCGGTTCTGGAATTGCAAACTGAGGTCGGCGTGATGGAAACGGCGCAGTCACAGCTTGCCAGTCTGCAAAATGACGCGGCGTTGGCGACCAAACAGTATAATGACTTTGCCACCCGTGCGCTCGAAACCAATCCCGATGTGGCCTACACAGCGGTGAATGTCCGCCTGCTATCGGCTGCGGTCGTGCCATATAAGGCGTCTTTTCCGAACAATCTGATCGTAATGCCAGTGGTGTTCATCCTGTCATTTTCGGTGATGGCCGGAATTGCGTTGATGCAGGAGCGGCGGGTCGGGTTCCGCTCGGTCGATGAATTGCGCGATCGGTTTGACTTGGAGGTGATCGGGCGTATTCCGTTGCGCCGGACCGGAGCGCGGTCGCAAATCTACGACAATGCTATCGAAGAATTGTGCACACGGGCATTCCCCCCGTTCAAACTCGGCACCCGGAAAACGATTTTGGTCACCTCGGTATGGCCGGACGAAGGCAAGACCACGATCGCCAACGCATTGGCCAAAGCAGCGGCGGCACGCGGGGTTTCGGTGGTGGTGGTGGGGGCTGATCTGCGCATGGCGCAAAAGGGATGGGCGGGCAAGGCGATGCCAGACCAGGGTCTGGGCGAGGTGCTACGCAATAAGGCGTCTCTGGGGGATGTTTTGGTGCGGGTGGACGGTGTGGATGTGATACCGGCCGGGGTTGCCATGGCCAACCCGACGCATTTGCTGGCGCTGCCGACCTTGCCTGCCCTGATCAAGCAGCTTCAAGAGACTTACGCGTTTGTAATCATCGACTCGCCACCGGCCGGAGTGGGCGGCGACACATGGTCATTGTCCCACTTTGCCGAAGAAGTTCTGCTAGTGGTAAAATACGGCGACACTGCCGATGAAGATGTGATGTCTTCGTTTCCGAGCATTCATGCCGCCCGCAAGGATATCAAAGTCGTGCTGAATATGATGCCGATCGGGGGCGCCGCCCACGATGAAATCGCGTATTCCGCCCGTATGCTGTCTCACTACAAGCCGCAGAAAGCCATCCACTAATGTATCCTGCCGTGTGCAATCTCCAGGGCGCCTCCCTCGTGAAGGTGGCCCTGGGGTGGCAAGTGGTGGGTATCGTGTTGATGTTTGCCCATGTTTTGCTTTGCCGGGAAAGCATCGTTCTCTATCCGGTGATGACCGGCTTGATGGCATGGCTATACTACCGGACCCGTCTGGGCGGGACGGTGGTGTTCTTCCAGGTTCTGCTGTTCCAAAACATCATTCTGTCGTGTCTCTCGATGGATATGGATTACACCACCTACACAGCATTGCAGGGCACCAACTTTGTCATGCTGGCGGCGATGGCGCTTATCGGGGCCACCCGCATGGCCCCGCTGTGGCGTGTTCATCGCACCATCTTGATTTCGCTGCTCATCGCGTTCTCGGGTCTGCTGGTCTATTTGGCCTATGGCATGGCGACTGTGCCAGCGACCTCGGCCTTGGTCTATCTGCGCGAATTCGCCTCGCCCCTGCTCGCGGTCGTGATTGGTATCGATGTTGGGCGAACCTGGAGTTTTCGGACCATCGGGCTGTGCTTTCTGTATAGTTCGGTGCTGTCCTTGGTGCTGAGCGTGGTCGAGTATTGTTATCCGATCGACTTCTACGGCGCGATCGAGGCCGTCAACTACTACCAGCTAAAATATTCCCAAAATCCGAGGACCAACATTTTCTACACGCCGGACGATGTGGTGTTGAACGAAACCGCGACATTGTTCAACCTCACAGGAACCGAAACAACCGGCGCTAGCTGGAACAATTTCCGCTTTGGCGGAACCGTCATGCACCCGATTTCGTACGCCTATCTGCTGGCCCTGATCGGTCTGCTTTCGGTGAGCCTGAAACAGGCGCCTTGGCTGTTCGTCATTGTGCCAATGCTTTTGCTGATCGGCGTCAAGGGGGCCTCGATTCTGCTGATCGCGTGCCTCGTGCTGTATTATGTCTGGATCACGGTCCGCAACGCGAAACTGTTAGCGATAACCGGCTTGCTCATGGCGAGTGTCTACATTGCGTCGGGCATCTATCTGGGCATCCAGAACCAGGATTTCCATGTGATCGGGTTTCTGGGCGGGGTTGATTCGCTGATTGCGATGCCGTGGGGACATGGCATTGGCGCAGGCGGGAACATGTCGAGCAGGGCGGCCTCGGGCTTCCATTGGACCGGCAGTGGCGGCTTTCAATCAGCCGGAGCGGATTTTGCTTTGGAGTCGGCGGTTGGCGTGCTGTTTTACCAGATGGGCGCGGCGTCGATCGTCATTTTTGCCGTGTTCCTGGTGCTGTTGGCGAAAGCTCCGCTGGGCGGCGGTTCGGCGCGCTTCGTGCTGCCGCATCGGACAGACCTGATGTTTTTTGCCCTGGGTGCCGTGGCGGTGAATGGGGTGTTTCAGGAAGAAGCTTACGCGCCCTATGCGGCCGGAATGATATTGCTGTGCTGCGGGGTGATCATCGGCAATGGGCGGCGCCATAGCATGTCGGAAGCATCGTTCGCGCGAACGTACCGGAGTGTGGCACGTTGAGATGGCCATTTGCGGCCCTTGCAGGGCTGCTGGGGCTGGGTGCGATGGCGCAGGCTAGCACCGTGCCACCGCAACGCTTGGAGGTCCTCTCACGCGGCGCTAACGTCACTTACGTGTATGAACGCAAGGGCGATCTGTCGTTCGATCTGCAAACCTTGCAGGCGGTTGGGTTTCGGCATGTGCGGGTGTTCGTCGATGAGAGCGATCTGCACCAGCCGCTCTATCGCGACAAGCTTGATCGGCTTATTCATCAGGCGGTCGGCCGCCAGATGGGGATCATCGTCTGTCTGATCTCCAAGCAGCATCCCTGGCAGGATGGAACGGATGTCGAGCCGGTATGGACCGAGGCATGGCGTCAATTGGCGGATCGCTATAAAACCATTTCGCCGACTTATTTGTTTTTTGAAATGGCCAATGAACCCAGCATCACCGATGGGCAGCGCTGGGGCGCCATCCAAGAGCGCCTGCGGGCGATGCTCCGATCGATCATGCCTGATCACACCTTGCTGCTGACCGGCAGTCCAACCTCAATGGTGTGGTCTCTCCCGCCATTGAGCGCCGATGAAAACGTCGTCTACACATGGCACTTGTATCAGCCGATGGCTTTCTCGCACCAGGGGGCGGATTGGATACCGGAATTCAAACGCTATCGGGGCCTGCAATATCCGCCAAATCCGGATAATATTCGTGATTTGACAGCTTCGGGAACGGATCAGCGCTTGAGCCAATATGCCGCCGAGGGCGCGACAATGATGCCGCGTGAAATCGCGGCTAGTCGGCAATGGGCCGAGACCCACCACGCCGCGTTAATAGTCGATGAATTTGGCGTCTATTCAGCAGCGCCGGTCGCCTCTCGGGCCACTTGGTTGCGCCAAGCGCGCGAGCAGATTGAAGCGGCACATGAGGGATGGACGATTTGGGAGTATCAAGGTGGTTTCGGGATCGCTCCGTTTTATCCCGGCTCGCCGATTTTGCACGCACTGGGACTGGAAAAGTAGCCCTTCGACTCCTCGAAGTTTTTGCTATAGGTTGGAATTGAAATCGAACCTGTGGCGTTGAGCTTTTGGAGTATCAGCCAGTGCACCATCCCGATGATCTGCCGCATTCGTGGCGCGTTTCATCCTTACTGTCGCTGCCAATCGGCTTGCTGGCGGTGTTTCTGTTCTGCATACCTGGATTGTTGAATGGCTCGCCGCTGATGTATCCCGATACCCGGTCGTATTTTATGGGCGGCCGGGCTGCGGTGGATAAAGTCCATGCTGTGGTCATTCATCTGCTCCATCTGAATGCGCTGGTGGATTCGCCTGATGCTCTTGTGCAACAGGCACGGGGGGTTCGCTCCGCTTACTATTCACTTTTTACCTATCTGCTGACGATCGGCGGCAGCGTCTGGGCCGTGATTGTGGTCCAAGCGATCCTCTGCACCTGGGTCATTTGGATGATCCATCGGACGTTCCTCCGCGCTGATGAGGTGCCAGTACGGATGCCAAAGGTCTTGGTGGCGATGACGCTCCTGACCAGTCTGCCGTGGACGGTGTCGTTTATGATGCCGGATATTTTTACCCCCCTGCTGGTCCTGACCTTGGGCTGTGTGTTGATCCAATGGTCTGTTCTACACCCCGGCCAGCGTCTGGCATTGCTGCTCATGGCAGGCCTGAGCATTGTCATGCACATCACCAATCTGCCCATGGCATTGGGGCTGACGCTGCTGATCGTGATCCTGCAATGGCGCCAGTTTCGCGCCCGTTTGGCAGCCTATGTGGCGATCTCCGGGGTGATGGCAGGGGCGACTGTGGCGATGCTGATTGTTGGCCTTGTGGGGTTTCATGAATGGTCGATCCAACCGCAAAGCCCGCCATTTCTGACCGCCCGTTCGCTCGATGATGGGCCGGGCAAGCTCTATCTGCGGGAGCATTGTCCGCAGCTTAATTTCGTGCTGTGTCGCTATCTCGACCGGCTCGATGTCGGCGCGGATGATTTCATCTGGCATGCGAATGGCGTGTATTCGGCGGTTTCGCCCGAAGATCAGGCGCAGATGCGGCGCGAGGACAAGCGGCTGTATTTTCTTGCCGCAGCGGAGCATCCATTGATGCAGATCAGTGCCATCGCGCAGGACACGGTGGATCAATTGTTGTCATTCACCTTACATGATTCGCGCGTCCCGAGTTTTGCCCAGTTCAAGGACGGCGACATGAAGCTTACGGTGCCGGAAAGTTTCCCCCCTTGGCTGGTCGCCTTATCTGTGATCGACTATATTGCGGTGGTGGCTGCCTGTTTGATCCTGCGATTCTTATGGGTCTTCGGGCGTCTGACACCGCCCGCCAAAACCTTGATCCTTGTGGTGAGCGTTGCCGTCGTCTTGAATGCGTTCGCCGGAGCGATGTCAATGCCAGCACCGCGCTACGAAGCGCGCATTATCTGGTTGCTACCGCTGATGGCGGCGATCTTTTGGCGGCTTTCTCCGGCCGAACTGTCAATTGAGGGAGTTGCTGCGTGATCCGGATGACCCAGCTAGGCCAGGATGTTTCACTCGAATCAGAGATGCCGGAGATCGCCGTGTTGATCCCGTGCTACAATGAAGCTCTGACCATTCATCAGGTGGTGATGGATTTTCGCACGGTTCTGCCGACCGCGAAAATCTATGTCTATGACAACAATTCAACCGATGGCACCGCGCTCCAGGCATCGACCGCAGGGGCGATCGTGCGGACCGAAACTTTGCAGGGCAAGGGCTATGTCGTGCGCCGCATGTTTGCCGATATCAATGCCGATCTCTACATCCTGGTCGATGGCGATGCCACCTATGAAGCCAAAGCGGCCATCGAGATGATCAGAATGATGCGCGCCGGACCCTTGGATATGGTCACAGCGGCGCGCAAGAGTGAAACCGCTGAGGCGTATCGGCGCGGCCATCAGACCGGCAATTGGGTGCTGACTGGCGCGGTGCGGTTGATTTTTGGCGCGCGTATCCTCGATGTGCTCTCCGGCTATCGGGTCTTCAGTCGGCGATTCGTCAAATCGTTCCCAGCATTGGCGACCGGCTTTGAGACCGAAACCGAATTCACCGTGCATGCGCTGGAATTGCACATGCCGATCGGCGAGCTTGCCACGGTCTACGGAGCACGACCGGAAGGCTCAACCTCGAAATTACATACCATCCGAGATGGCATCCGGATCGTCAAAACCATTGCCGATCTGGCGCGATCCGAGCGCCCGCTGCAATTCTTCGGGGCATTCGGCGGCGTTCTGATTGTCCTGGGCATGGCCTTCGGTCTGCCAGTCATCTCCGAATTTCTACACACGGGCCTCGTCCCGCGCTTTCCCACCGCGATCCTGGCGGTCGGTCTGGTGATCCTCTCCTTTTTGGCCCTGACATGTGGCCTGATCCTCGATTCGGTGGCGCGCGGCCGTCGCGAGGTTAGGCGGCTAGCTTATCTCGCATTACCGCCGATCGCTAGCCAACCCTGACGACTCGCTTTCCAGGGTGATGCGGGCATCTGTTGGAAACGTGTTCGCAGTTGCGGAATAGTTGCTTGCACACGCATTACGCGTCCGCCTAAGCTCGCACACAAGAAGCTGATCGTTCACAGATGCGTGTGTTCCAACCGCTTAGCCGGATGACCTCGTTAGTCTGCTATCGCTTTTGGAATGGCACCCGATGTTGACCCTCCGTCGCCTGCTGGAATTTTGTTGGCTGATCGTCGATCAGGCCGTATTCGCGCTCAGCAATTTCGCCATGAACGTGCTGTTTGCCCGATGGCTGAAACCAACCGACTATGGGTTGTTCGCGGTTTCGTTCACCGGCTACCTGTTCCTGACGGTGATCCATTGGGGGGCATTCCTGGAACCACTCTTGGTCTTGTCGGCGCAAATCAGCGCGGACCGGCGCCGCTCCTATGTGGTCACCCTTGGTCTCGTCCATGTCCTGATGATCCTTGCAGCCATGATCATCAGTGGCGCGGTGTTCGCCCTATGCAGCCATCTCGGCAGTCCGGATACGGGCTGGGCGGTCGTCGGGGCCGGGATCGGCGGATCAATGATGCTGATGCTGATCACCGCAAGACGCCTCTGTTTGGTGTTTCTCTCGCCCCGCATCTCGGCCACTGTCGGGGTGGCCTACTGCATCGGTGTCCTGGGGTCGGGATCGCTGCTGGTGGAATATGACCTGTCCTGGTTCAACTTGTGGGAGCTTATGGGCTTTTGGTCATTGTTATGTTCCGGTCTGATCTTCCTGCTGCTGTATCTGCGAACCGAGGGCACCGAGCCATATCCGTTGCGGCGGCTGTTTGCCTTCCAGTCACAGTATGCTCCGGGCGCGATTGTCGCTTCGATCTGCAATTGGGCCAGTTTCGATGGCGTGTATTTAATCCTGGCTCACATGCTTGGATTGACGGCGGTGGCTCAAACCCGAGCCGTATTCACTCTGGCCAACCCCTTGGTGCACGTCAATCAGGCGATGCACGCCTCCTGGTTAGTGATGTTCTCAGAACAAGCTCGCGAAGGCCAAAAGCCGCCGATCTGGCGGATCGCTGGCTTGTATGGGGCGGCGATTGGCGGTCTGGTATTTATTCTATTTTGCACGGCCCGCCCGCTGGTAAACGTGGTTTATGGAGGCCGGTATCTTGAAGCCGCATGGCAGTTGCCCTTATTCGTCACCGTCATCGGCTTGACCGGCATCGCAGCCATGATCACCAGCTTATTCAAGTCGCGTGGCAGCTTATTGCAGGGGTTTTTGCCACAGGTGGTGAGTGCGGCGGTCGCGCTATCGGTGGCCGTCTGGTTGATCAAAAGCCACGGGCAGGCAGGCGCGATCTATGCGCTGATCAGCGGCAGTTTGTCTGCGCTGTTGACTGCGTCACTGACATTGTTGTTTTTTGGCCCTAAAGATGCCACAAGACCGCGTGATATTAACGAGCGGCAGCAGGAAAAGCGACCAAGTACGCGTTTCAGTCGAAGGGTGGTTCGTCTCTATGCAACATCTCGTCGAAGCGGTTCGTAGACAGGTCTCGACGCCCAATTTGATCGCCGTGGGCCTGTTATGGGTCACGGTGATCGGCTCGGTGCTGGTGAGTTATCGGGCCAGTGGCTTACCGCGCACATGGCGCGGTTTTTGGTTTCACGTGCTGCCGCCCGGAACACTGAGCCATCCATCGGCGCGCGCGGATATTTTGTTCTACATTACGCGGAAATTGGTCAATTTCGCCTTCTTTACACCAATGGTATTATCGGCCATTGGCATCGGAAAGGCCGTCAATGGACTCCTCAGTGCCGTGTTGCCGTTCCATCCGGCCACCCAGCCATTATCTACCGGCGGGTTGATCGGGTTCACCGCATCTATGTTTGTCGCCTATGATTTCTCGTACTATGTCTACCATAATGCCCAGCATCGGATTCCGGTGCTGTGGGAAATCCACAAGGTGCATCATTCAGCCGAAGTGATGGTCGGTGTCACCAAGGACCGAGTTCACCCGATCGACGATTTCATGAACCATGTGTGGGATGGCATCGTGACCGGTGTGGTCTATGGCGTTTGGCTGTTCTTCGGCACTGATCCGGTTGAATTGACCATTTTTGGGCTGAATGTCTACGTGTTGCGCAATCTCCTGATGTTGGATTTCACCCGCCACACGCACTACAAAATCAGTTTTGGTTGGCTGCTCGATCAGATCGTGATCTGTCCGCACTATCATCAACTGCATCACAGCATCGCCCCGCAGCATTGGGACAAGAATTTTGGATTGATGTTGACCATCTGGGATCGCCTGTTCGGCACGCTGGTCGTCCCGGAGCGGAACGAAGACTTCGTCTTCGGACTGACCGCTGAGGAACATCGGGACTATCGCGGCTGTTGGCGGCTCTATTCGCAGCCGATTGTGAAAATTTACCGCATGGCGGCACATCGGCTGGCGTCCGAGCGAAAGGTTGAAAGCGTACATGATTCGATTTGAAATCATCCACGACGCGAGTCGTTTCGACGCGGTTCGGGAGCCATGGCAGGCTCTGTGGACGGCCTATGATGGTGGCGTGTTTCAATCGCACGCCTGGATCAAAGCATGGTTGATGCACGCAGGTCCGGCGTTCCAACTGCGGATCGGGGTGGCGTGGCAGAATGATCGGCTGGTCGCGGTCCTGCCGCTCGCCATGCACCGATACTTCGGCTTGCGTATCCTCGAATGGGCCGCCCAATCGCTATCCGACTACTGCGATTCGTTTGGCGATCCGGCGAGCGTGACCAAGCTCTGGATGATGTTGCGATCGCGCGGGATCGATGTGATCCGGCTCAAAAACGTCGCACCGGAGGCCCAAGCGCGCAGCTTCCTGGCTGCGTCGCGACTCAACGCGATTGAAGATGATTGCTGCATGCTGATCCAGTCGCAATGGCCCGACGGCGCGGCATGGTTCCGGACATTGAATAAGAAAAAACGCAATAATCATGCCCGTGGTCTACGCATATTGGCGGCGATTGCGCCGACCAGGGTGGAATGCCACAGCACGGTGCCAGCCGGGTTGATCGATCATTTGGTAGCCTTGAAGCTGGCATGGCTCCGAGCCAATGAACTGTCATCACCTCTGCTTGAAAACGGCCCGGTTTTGCTCGCCGCGCTGGCCGAAGCATTGGCAGAGATTGGTAAACTCTGTATCGTGATAATTCGCTGCGGCGACGAGGTTGTGGCCGCATCCATCAATGCTGTCGAAAATGACCGTCTGTTGGCCTTTTTTGCTGCTTATGACCCACGGTATGACCGAGCCTCACCCGGTATACTACTGATGACCGAATACACGAAATGGGCCTTCGACAACGGCTTTACAGTAATTGATTATTTGCGCGGAGCAGAAAGCTATAAGTTTGAATTCGCCACCAAACAGGTCAACCTGACCAGCTTCGTTGGTGCGCGAACCCTTCGTGGCATAATCACCCTGGCACTGTATCGCATCGGCAACACCTGGAAAGAATCCCAGAAACCCCTGACCAAGCCCCTGGATTCAGGCGGCGCTTATTCTACAAAAGCAGGCACCTCGCGCATGGAGGACCCGATCCCGGCAAACTGATACGGCACGCATCAGAGTTCCCCAACTCAATCAAAACCCTTCTCGCTGGAGAGATGAATGACCGACGTGACTATTATCGGCGCGGGTCCTTATGGCCTGTCGATTGCTGCCAACTTGCGTCGTCGCAATGTGCCGATCCGCATCTTCGGACGCACCATGGCGATGTGGACGGATCATATGCCACGCGGCATGGTGCTCAAAAGTGATGGCTTTGCGACCAACTTCGGCGGCATGCCGTTGACCTTGGAAAAGTTTTGCGAGCGTACCGGGCGGCCATATGGCGATCTTGGCCATCGCACCCCGATCGCCGATGTGATCGCCTATGCGCAGGCGTACCAGCAAGAGTATATCGGCGAGATCGAGGACGATCATGTCGAGGCGGTCACGCCGTATGCCGGAGGGTTTCGCGTCCAATTGCGGAATCGTGACGAATATATTTCCAAAAAGGTCATTGTCGCCACCGGGTTGATGGGATTTCAGCGGTTGCCAGAAATTCCCGGCATGGACCCCGGACGCATGACGCATGCCTCGGCGCACCATGATCTGTCGATCTTCGCAGACAAGCGCATGATCGTCATTGGCGCTGGGCAATCGGCCTTCGAGACTGCCGCGTTGTTGCACGAACAAGGCGCGCGCCACATCACTATTCTCAATCGGCGGCAAGCTTTTTGGTTCAAGCCTGAGGGCGAGGCGGTGCCGAACGCATGGACGCGGATTCGGCACCCCAATTTCGGACTTGGGCCGGGCTGGAAGACATGGCTCTGGTCGGAAGCGCCTAATCTGTTTTATTATCTGCCTCCAGGCCTGCGACTGAGCAAGGCGTACACAACCTTCGGGCCTGCTGGGTCCGGTTGGCTGAAAGACCGGGTCATCGGCGTGCCGGGGATCGACATCAGGGTGACGCAAATCAATCAAGCTGACTGCTCTGGCGAGGGCGTCGAAATCATCGGCAGTGATCCCAATGGACGCCTGCAATCCTATACGGGGGATCATGTGATCGCGGCAACCGGCTACAAGGCCGATATGCGCCGGATCGCGTTCCTGGAGCCTTTGCTCAAGGCCAAAGGGAAGGATATGGAGTGGCTGGCGGATGGTCTGCCACGTCTCAACAGGCGGTACGAAACAACGATACCGGGGCTGCACGTGGCCGGGTATTTGAGTGCTGGGTGCTGGGGTCCGTCGATGCGGTTCATTTATGGGACGAATTTCGCGGCGCCCCATATCGCGCGACATCTGGCGAGCGAAGTGAAAACCACTGTCCAATCCGCCCTGTTGGCGAAACAGCCTGCGTAACCTGCGATTCGGTGGAGTGCCATGCAACAGACGGTCACGGCAGTCAGCGCCAATGGATATGCCGAGACCTCGGCTGCTGTTGGCCCTCGGAAAATGAATGTGGTCCTGCTCTGCCATCTCGGCCGGGCGGGCTATAATATCCAGCGCGCCTTGTCGGCCATCGGGGTCAAGACCTATTTGATTTCCGATGACCGATCAGCGTCGGTGCGGTTTTCGCGGGGTTGCTCGGTGCTGCATCACGTTCGAGGCAATCTCGCGACCGCAAACGACGACCTTGTCGTCAGCCTGATCAATACCACCCATGCGCGGGTCGGAATCGCCAGCGTGATTCCGGCCGACGTGGATGCTGCGATCTATCTGGCGCGGATACGGGATCGATTGCACCCGGCAATCTTTCCGACCTCGCCCCCGGAAACCCTGGGGCTGCTGAATGACAAATGGGAATTTGCCAAAATCTGCATGGCTCAGGGGGTGCCGATTCCGAAAACGTTGTTCTTTGAGAATAACGCGTCGGTTGATCCGATCGCCATTCGCGACATCCTGGGTTATCCCGTGATCGTCAAACCGGCCACCGGCTTCGGCCAGCGCGGCATCGATTTCCTGATCGATGATGCGGCGGTCAACAAGTTCTGCGGGCTGCATACTCATGATACTGGGATGGTGGTGCAGGAATTCGTCCAGGGACGGGATTGGTCGCTGAGTGTCTTTGCACTTGATGGCGTCGTCAAAAATTGGACGACTTGGGAATGTCCAAGCCAACTTGAAACGGCCTATGGCGTTTCGCGTTTCATGACCACCAAATTCCGTCATCACGATGGTTTGATTGCGATGGTCAAAAAAGTCATCGCGGCGACCAATTTCAATGGGGTCGCGAATTTTGATGCGCGGCTGTGCGATGACGGACGCATGGTTTTGTTCGAATGCAATCCGCGCTTTTTTAACCGGATGCTCGCGGCACGGATTTGCGGGTTGAATTTTGTGGCGGCAGGACTGCCCGGTCATGCCATGCGCCAGCGCCCCGTGTTGTGCAGTGGGGATTACTACCCATGGCAAGACCTGTTTACCAGACGGGGCCTGCGTCGTCTGGTGTCGGGTGAATGGAAGTCGCGATATCTGATCCGCGATCTCTACGAGATGATTCGTGATCCGATCCCGCCAGTGGTGCGGAAAATCACCCAGGAAGACGAAAAGGCGAACTGACATGATACCCGCAATTCTGCACTACGTTTGGGTGGGCAGCCCTCTGCCGCCCACGCAACAGGATTTTATCAGGTCGTGGAGGGCAACCAATCCATCCTATGACATCCGTCAGTGGGATGAATCCAATATCGACATGCAGCATCCGATGATCAAGGATGCCTACCGGAAAAAGAAATGGGCCAAGGTCGCTGATATCGCGAGACTCCAAGCAATCGCGCAGATGGGCGGTATTTACCTCGATACCGATTTTCGGGTCTTCAAGTCGCTTGATGTCATCCGTCAGCACAAATGCTTCTACGCGTTTCAAGAAGTCAACCCGTCAACCGATTGGGTATGCAACGGTGCGTTCGGAGCCGAGCCGGATCACTGGTTCGTCAAGAAGGCCCTGCAAGGTCTGTTTGACATTCGGCGGGTGCCGCTCCTGCCGGAGCGTCCAACGAACTATGGCCCGAAACATATCACCCGCATGTTACGGGCGGAAGGCTTGGATCATTACTCGCCCGAGGGGGTGATGGTAAAAGATATCTTCGTCGCCCCCGTGCCGATGTTTTTCCCGTTCCATTATACCGAGTCGTTCACACCGGAATGCGTGACTGACAAGACCGTGGCCGCCCATTTTTGGGCCAAGGCATGGGAGACCAGCATCCCACCATGGATCAGGGTCGCCCGCAACCTGCGTAACCGCGCACGGGCGCTCGCTGGGACGGGGTGATGCCGAATATCGCCCCAGCATGGCTTAGAAGCCCGGCACGTGGCGATTTTCTAGCCCGCGAGGAATGGAATATCGGTGTCGTGGCGCAAACGCTGACCGATATCGTCGAGCGCGGAATCGTCGAACCAGTGCATTGGGTCGAATCCGATCCCTGGCGCATCTTGGCCGATCCATTCTGCTATCAGCGCCACGATGGGCGCATCGTCGTTCTGGCGGAACATCTCAACCATTGGGAAGGTCGAGGCGCCATCTGGCAGGCCTTGCTGCCACCAGATGGGAGGCTGCGAACATCGGATTTCAAGCGCTTTGCCCGGAGCCGCGTGCACCTGTCCTACCCCTTTCGCATGCAGGAGAACGGGGTAACGTATCTGACCATGGAGAGCTTTGAATCCGGTCATCTGCATCTGTGGCGCGAGGACCCCACCGGCATCGCCTACGTGAAGTCGCTGCTCGATCGCCCGGTCATCGATCCGACGTTTTACCATCACAATGACCTGTGGTGGCTGTTCTGCACCTTCTTCGATGACCGGCCCAATGAACGGTTGCACCTGTTCTTTAGTGATACGCTGCTCGGTCAGTGGCATCCCCATCCGCGAAATCCGGTGCGATGCGACATCACGGCCGCCAGACCAGCCGGGGCATTGTTCAAAACGAATCGCGGACTGATCCGACCGGCACAGAACTGCGGCGAGACTTACGGGGGTGCCCTGGCACTCAATCGCGTCATCGAGCTTAGCACGACCCGGTTTCAGGAAATCACCTTTCGCGATCTGGAGCCGACCGATCCCTATCCGGATGGTATCCATACCCTCGCTGAAGCGGGCCGGTTCACTCTGATCGATGGCAAGCGCTGGCATCGCGAGGTCGTGGCCAACACGATTCGTAAAGTGGTAGCCAAAGGCTTCAAGATGCATCGTCAGGTATTGACCAAGCACAGCCGGGTCTCGTTCCTCGGGTCGAGGTGGTAAGCCGATCAAACGCGGTCTGTGCATAGATCGGATCGAGTTCAATTCCGATGCCGGTATGGCCTAGCTGGTCAGCCGCAACCAGCGTGGTGCCACATCCTAGGAATGGGTCTAACACGGTAGCTTCTGCTACACCATGCATCAGCATACAACGCCGAGGAAGGCTTAGCGGAAACGCGGCAGGGTGGTGATATTTTTCCATTTTGCTCTGCACGGTGTCATAGGGCAAATACCAGACGTTTCCGGCACATCGTCTATCTTGGGCATGGCCACGCCGTTTGATGTTGCTTTTATCTTTGAACGGCACGCCAATCGCCAGTCGATCGATCGGCACATTGCCCAGTTTGGTGAAATGATAGATGGTTTCATAGTTCTGGTTAAGAAAGCGTCTTGACGAGATCGGCTTGAAATGGCCGACCGTGTCATCACCGATGCTGATGGATTTGATCCAAGTGATATGGTTTTGAAGTATGAAAATATTACGATAGACCGCCGCCACATCTGTCGAGAGCCATGGGTCGATGTTGGTGCTGCCGAGATTGATAAACAATGAACCATCGAATTTCAGCACCCGAGACAGTTGGATACCGACGTCGCGCAACCAATCAAGATAGCCGGTCCTTGGTAATTTGTCCGCATAGGATTGGTAATTCATCCCGATATTGTAGGGCGGCGATGTTATTACGATATCAACTGAATTATCTACGAGAGTGGCTAAATGGGTTAAACAATCACCGATAAGTATAGTCTGATCCCGAATTCTTGCCATGTCTATCCGTTCTTGATCATAATGTCAAATTATAATATCTCCGGGATTTTCTCTATCCGATGCGCTGATCAAACCGAGGACGAACCAACTGGCCACCGATCGCTAAATAAATCGATATTCGGGGGTCCTTAACCATGCCTAGCGTCAATGATATACGTATTTCCACTGCGACAGGACAAGCCACCTTTGGCGTCCCGGTTCCCTTTCCCACACCGGTAGCGGCGTCGCATGCGGTGCCGGTTCCTGTGGTGCCAAGTAGTCACGGCGGACCCGGTGGCCGCACTGGGACGCCCTCAGGGGCCGAGCAGACGGCCCTCAGCCCGCATCGGCCGATGATGGCCGCACTCCGCACCGACGAGGATCACGCGCCCAGCGAATTGCCAGCGTCGGCGCAAATGTTCAGTTTCTCCATTCAGTTCGCCGACACCGGGCCGAATGAGTTTTTGGATGTTCCGGAAGGCTGGAACATCACCGAACCGACGACCGGAGTGATCCAGGTCGAGCACACGGTTGGACGGCTTCCGGCGTTCGTGGCGGGTTATGGGCTGACCACCGACCCGAAGGTTTGGAAGCAATGCATCTTTGGCAGCGCCATGCTGTATGTGTCATATGATGCCGCTGATTCAACGCAGTTCGCCTTGAATGGAGTTTCCAGCAAGGCGATGAATGCCACCGGGCTGCGCGCGCGGGTTCATATTTTCTTTTAGCACCCACCAGGAAACGCCCAACCACGGCAAGGTAAATAAAACCGAGACGTGGTAAAGGGACATGAGAATGGGCGGTGCCCGATCGAAAATCAAAGGCTCAAATGGCGAGCGGGAGTTGGCAAAAATTCTGTCGGCCTCGCTGGGTGGCTCATTCGTCCGCTCGGCGCAAAGCGGGGCCTTCATCGGCGGCAAAAATGTGGTGCGCAAACAAACACTATCACAAGGTCAAATCCTGAACACGCGTGGCGACATCGTGCCGCCCGATCATATGCCGCATTTCGTTATTGAAGCGAAATCCTATAAGGACTTTCGGTTTCATCAATTACTACAACCGGGTCATTGCACCATCTTGAATGATTGGATCAAACAAACGGTCGAGATCGTGGACCCGACCGATCAATGGTTCGTTGCGTTCAAAATCAACCTCCGGGGTTGGTTCGTTGCGGTTCCACAGCAGGAAACCGATGATTATGAATTCGCAAACTACAGCCTCTATCTTAGTCCGCATGGCAAAGTTCGGGTCACCGATCTGCGCAGTTTCATCACGACGAATCGCGCACGGATCATTGATAAAACAGCTTGATCTGAGATCGCGTCTGACTGAAGCTAGCCAAGAGAGGTTAACCACAATGCGGATTCTCTTTCTCGTCGGCCTGTTGGCGTTTGGGTTTCTGATCATTTGCATCGCAGGCGTTTGGCTTGGCGGTGCCCTGGTCATCGCGGCTGGTCTTGAATGGCAAGTGACACGATGGCGGTCGAGACACGCCGTGACGGCCGAAACAGAGGTTATCGATCCCAGAGGCTGATGGGTGGAGAAAGCGTCTCGCGACGCTTTCTCTTCTGTTCCAAGGCTTTCCCAAGCCCGTCCTGAGGCTTTCCGTTCAGTACGCTCACGCGTACTGGGCGTACTTTCCGTAGGCGTAATCGAAATCACGCTCACTGGCAGGAATGTTGTCGTTTTGTGCGACGCCATTTTAGTTCTCGGACTGATTAGTCGGTCATACCTCACCGCGACGCAACAGAACCTTTACCACCGCAATCGAATTCTGCGTATGGCCCGTTGGTGGACCATTGGGGTGCTGCCCCCCAGTCTTGCAAGCTTATTTTATTTTGCCTCTACGTCGATAGTACCCGGCATCGCCGGGACACAGTGCTATGTAGCGTGAATTGAAAACCTTTGCAGCACGTTGAAGTGAGCATCGTTCAAAGGGAACTTTTTTGTTTTGATTTGCGGTTTGAGCCTTGTCGATAATGAGCAGCACAGCACGCCGCGACAGATAACGAAGGACACCATGACCTATCCGCCGAAACCCACCGACCCTAACGTGTTTTATTATAAGCGCATTGTTCTCGCGATGGTGCACAACGAGGCGATGTTTTTCGATCTCACCGATCGTCAGCGCGCCGTTATGCTCGTTGTCTATACCGATAATCCACCGAGTGGCCATACCGTACGGGGCTTGGCCTCAACCCTGCGCGTTGAGCGTCCCGCCATCACCCGTGCGCTAAATCGTCTGACCGAATTTGATTTGATTCAGCGACAAACTGATCCGCTGGATGGCCGGAGCATCGTGGTGGCCAAGACCCCGGCCGGAACCCGCTACATGCGCTCATTGCGAACCGTGCTAGTCTCCGCCGAGAAAGAGATGGTCAAACATGTTCGCCGCACCTCGCCTGAGAGTGATCGCCACCAGAGACCCCGGCAGCGATCACAGACAGAAGATGCCGATGCTTAGGCGATGTCGTCGTAAAGCCGGAGCACCTCAGCCACGCACGGATGCCGTTCCACATCGCCCTTGCCGAACGTGCAATGCGCGATGTAGGAGCTTTGCCGGGCGTTCAGTCGGTCGATGAAATCCCGCAGCCCGTTGGTCGCGTATCCACGATCATGCTGGTCCATATCGCCGGTGACGAATATCCGGCTGCCTTCGCCAATGCGGGTCAATACCGCCTTCATCGCAGTGGGTAAGCTATTCTGCGCTTCGTCGAATATCACGATCGTATTGGTAAACGTGCGGCCCCGCACGAACGCCACCGGGACAAATTCGATCACCTCGTTCTCGATCATTCGGGTCAGCGCTTGCAGCGAGTAATGCCGTTTGAAAATGTCGAGGATCGGTTGCACCCACGGCGTTAGCTTTTCCGTCAAGGTGCCGGGCAGGAACCCGTGTTCTTCGGCATCGACACCGACCGCTGGCCGCGTGATCACAATCTTGTCGATGGTTTCGTCCTGCAACTGCTGAATAGCAAAGAGTGTGCACAGCAAGCTCTTGCCGGTACCAGCAAGGCCGGTGGCCAGCACGATCGATTTGCCCCCATCAGATAGCGCTTCGAGATAATCTTCCTGGGCAATGTTACGGGGGACGATGGTGACGCGCTTGCCTTTGGGGCGGATCATTTCGTCAGGGTCTTTGGCTCGCCGAAATTGGAGGACATTCGGAAAGCGGTCTTCACGTGGGTTGGCGCGGCGAGCGCGCTTGGCAGGCTTGGCAGCTAATCTACGAGGCACTGAATAATCTCCAGTTTTTAGAGGTTGAGTGAGCCGCTCAAAAGATATTTAGACGCCCAGCACTGGAAGATTGGTCGCAGTTTATTCTGGTCAGCGATCGGATAAATTAATTGCTCATGAGATTCGAAATGGCTGATTGACGGACTGGGCAATCGGCGCTTGAATGCCGCCATGGGAGCCCTTGATATTTTTCTGCTCGACCATGCGTTCCAACCGATCGTTAACTGGATGCTTAAACATCCTTGCGATGTTGCGGTGAATGCCGCCATTGGCAGCACCGTGATGGCGATCGCGCCGATCCTTTACTGGCTGAATCTGCGCGGCTGGACAGACTGGGGATTCAACCTGTTTCTGATCATCGAGGATTTCAGCATATTCGGGATGTTCTGGTTTTTCACCCACATTGCGCGTCGGACAATCAAGCCCGGCTATGCCAACCCGTTTCGGTATCTGCTGGTCACAGCGCGCGTCACCATGCTGATCTTGATCCCGGTTTCGACAGTGATTAGCGGCTATATCGACGTTGTGTCCGACATGCTGAACCCCATATCTGGCATGTCATTGTTGGCCAATCCGCTGCGGCTCTGTGTGTTTTATTTCGTTAGCTGCGAGTATCCGACGCCCAAACCGAGACGCCTGCTGGCCCCGGCATGAAGGGACCGTTTCAGGCCCCTTCACAGCCTCGGTTCAGGCCAGCAAATGCGCATACAGGTGATGGTAGCGCGCGATCACCTCGGCCTCGGCCTCCGGGGTCCGATTTTTGATGGTGCTGCCACGCTCGATGTCGATAATGACCGAAGCCTCGCACAACACCTTGAAGCCAATTCGGTGGGCGAGACTGGGCCTCTCCTGGCGATCAAGATTCGCCGGGTCCTTCATCCAACCCGCCGTCTCGGTATGCACGCCGGGCGCAGGTCGCGTGACCGGGGTAATGACCAGGAACGGGCGATCGCGCAGGTAGTCTAATCTGGAGGTGTCTTGGGTCGGCGTCATAGGATCATCCTGAATTTACGTTTTGAAAATGCGAATCAGTTCAACCAAGGTGGCTGATAGGTTGATCTCAACATCGGCGCACAGACCGTGATTGATCAAACCCTTGCGGATTGCCAGCAGGGCGTCTTCTTGTTCGGTGTTGGTTGGCCAGATGGTCTCGACATTTGTATAAAAGAACTTGTAGATGTCTTCGTAATCGTCCAGTCGGGCCGAGTTGATGATCAGTTTGCGTCCTTCGGTGAATTTGCCTGCTTTGAACAAATCGATCACGGCCAGCAGATAATCTTTGCTGGAACTGACTTCCGGCTTACAGATCGACTGCAATTGCCCGTTGCGACTATATTGCTGCAAAGTGTTGAGGCACTTGCGGAGATCGGGATATGCCGCATCGATATGTGACGTGACGCTGTCAAGCTCGAATGCGACCGACTCATCGATCAAGACGGTGCCGACCCGCATGAAGAACTCTTCCCGGTCAAGACTAGGGAAATTCAGTTGCTGGACGCGCGAGTGGATCGCCTCGCTGATGCGATCCGGCCGGTTGGCGGTTAAGATGAACCGACACATGTCAGAATAATCGACCATCTCGGTGCGCAGAAAGTCCTGCGACAGCGGCGGCAATCGGTCGGCTTCGTCCAACAGAACGTATTTTACGCCACTCGGATTGAACGGCCATGCATCAATGAAACCGGTGATCTTGCCTTGAAAGATGTCGATATGCCGATCGCGACTGGCGTTGATCGTCAGCAAGTCAATTTCCGGAATGTTCAGCACCCGCATGAGCAATTTGGCCAGGGACGTCTTACCAGTGCCAGCATGACCCGAAAATAGACAATGGGGCAGCACCCCATCGGCCAGCCATTGCTCGATCATGCTGCGCGAGTTGGCATCCCGCCAAACAAATTCATCGATCGTCTTCGGGATATACTTCTGCGTCCACAATTGGTGGGACAAATGAAGGGTCCTTTTGGAGAAGGAGGCGGACTCGGCCGTCACCGAGTCCGTAGCATTCAGCGCCGTTTGGGCATCGAGACGCTGAAATTCTCACGCGGGTCGCGGTCCGACGCCAAGATGACCGCCTGGGGCCATTCGATGCGCCACACGCGAACCAAACCGCTAGGCAAGCGCATATCGATCCCGGTGGTCCAACGGCCGTGTTCGATCAGCAGCCATTCGCCGATCGCAATGCCTTCTACGTCGGGACCGATCGCCCAGACACGTGCCCAACGCGGATGAATACCCCGGTCGGTCATGTTGTCATCAGGTATCAAAATCCCGCCGTGAGTCAAATGCACGCCTCGGTCAAGTTCATCGACGAAAACATTCTGTTTAAGCGGATGAAAAGCATCAGCAGTGATATGTGTAATCATAATATCCGATCAAATTGTCACAAGTCAAACCTTAAACGACGTCTTATTCAGCATCGGCTATTCGGCGTTTGGATTGGTTCTTGTTGGTAGCAGCAGCCTTTTGATTCTGAACGGCTTTGCGCGCTTGGGCCACCGCCTCGGCGGGTGAGGCAAAAGTGTCGGCGTTCAGACGATTGAGCCCGAATTGCTTGACGGCCTTCGGATTGGATTGATTATACTCACGCGCCATGTCCTCACGCATCCGCAGCACGGTACCATCGGCCTTGATTTTGTCGCCGCGCGCATTCATCCCAGCATTGCCGAGCGCTGCCTTGTGGGCATTGGCTGCCGCCAGACTGGCCATGTCTAACGTCTTGCCGCGCATTGTTATTGTCATGAATATCTCCCGTAAATAGGCTATTTAACTCGAATCAAAGTTTGAGAAATTCGTGGAACGGCAAGTCATAAGCGAGACTGTCGATCCGGTGCACGCCGATCAAAAACAACACATAGCTGGCGACCGACGAGCCGCGACCGACCCCCCACACCACCCCAGTGGCCCGCCAATGATCGACCAGCATCACCATCAGACGTAGCATTGGTTCCAGGCCTTTGGCCTCATACACGTCCATCTCCTGGTTGACCCGAAGCACTTCGTCAGAGCGTTCACAGCGGGCGATGAGCAACGGCCGGATGGCAAGATCGTGATACGGCGCGACCACCCACCATCGTTGCGTGCGGTCCTCGGCGGTCGTCGGATCAAGGACGAGGCGTGTACTGAGCAGTGCTTTATCCTGACGCTGGCAGATCGCATTGTGCCGCTCAATGGCCGGTGTTGATGAAAAGCACAGGCGACTGACATCGAAGCCGCGCAACAATAATTCCTCGGCATCGGCACCATCGAAGCTGATTTGCCCCGATGGTGTGATCAGACGGCGGAAATCACCGATTCTGGTCATCCGGATTGCCACCATCGATCACCGTTGGACGAAACTTGCCGTAGATCACCGATTCCTGTGTCGGCAGTGGCTCGGCCGCGCTCGGGCGCATCGCCTCGTCAATAAAATCCAAGGTATAGGCCCATTTCGGACGAATATCGAAATTCGGACTATCAATGGGCAGCATGTCGATCATCGAAATATCCGCCCGCGTCCACCAGGGTGTTTCAAAATAGTAGGGTTTGGTCGCGAACCAGTCCTTCATGGGCGGCAAATCCTCGATCCACGTGCCGATATAGGTCGCGACGAGACCAGCCTTGTCTTGTGAGGCCACACGGACGTAGCCGACCAACAGCGTGTCATCCGATAACGCGCCGATCTTGGCCTGAAACAACGTCGCCAAATGCTCATCGGTGGGGTCAAACGGGGTGACCATCATCATGTTGGCCGCCTTCATCCGACCATCCGGCGCGGTAAACAATGCCAAGCCATCGGCATTGTGCCGACTGATGCAGATGCAGCGGTTAACCACGGTTTCGAACCAGAATTTCAATTTGGCGCAGGCGATTTCTATGTCGGTCTGGGTGGTTTCATCGAGCGGCATAACTTCCGCCTTGATACTCAATCGAACTGGAATAAGCGCTATTCCAAGCACGCGAATCACCGTCACGTCTTGCACATAGTCCAACACGACAGTTGGACCATCGTTATCATCCATCATTGCAAAAGTCTCCGAGCTTAAATTTGCGGTTTGGCCGAACGGATCGGCCGACGCGGCGTCCGACCACTGGCTCCGCGTAATGGCACCGGTTCATCAGGTGTCTGTTCAGCCGCGCGTAGCTGTTGATCGGTTTCTATCATCACCGGATTGTTCGGCATCAGCCGCTGCCGGTCGAAGATCATCCGCTCCTGCCGTTCAATATTGATGGCCCCGATCATCGCATCGAGTTGCGCGACCACCGCCCATTGGCCTAGCTGCATGGCGATGCTTTTTTTCCGCGCCAACTCAACCTGGGTGGTAAACATCTGTTCGTCGGATAGCAATTTCGCAGAAAACAATGTGGTGTCACCCATGCATGATCTCGCTCAGGCTGGGCGGTTGGTAGTTCGGACCCTTGAGAATCTTGCCGTCGGTCCGCATAAGCTGCTGGTCCGCATCGATCAGCTTGGTCATATTGCTGCGATGCACTTCGGCAAAGACGGCATTCAGCGGGATCGCCAGATGCAAGGCGAGGCCGAACATCGCCCACAGCATGAAATTGATGCTGGTCCAAATCTCATCCAGATTGTCCCGCGCCTCGGCGCGCAAGTAATCCTCCAGATAGGCCATGATGATATCGTCGAGCGGCGTGTGAATAAACACCGCCATTTGCGAGCAATTATCGAACGGTGAGGCGAAGGGGGTGGTTGGTGCAATCCCATAGACCACGCCGGTCCCGGCCAGAATGTAGCATACATCGGCCAGTTCTTTGGCGATGTTCAGGCGATCGTCTGCGCGCAACCCCATGATCAACTCTTGCACCTCCTCGATCAGGAGACGCTTGCGCAGTTCGCGTTGTTTACGGTCAGGTAACAGCGGATGGTCCGCATGCGGCAATCCGAAGGCGGCATGAAACTCGGCAACTTGTAAAAACATCGCAGTTTCCTTGCTAATGACACAACTCAAATGGTCAGTGTTTTGACCGGCAACCTCCAAACGCCGGGTTGACGATGCGGAAAGGAGAGCCGCAGCTTAGGCAGTAAAATTCCAGGCTGCGAAAAACCATATTGGTGAAATTGGCAGTGTTGGTGTCGCCGCAAGCGGTACAGGTGAAGGCGACCGGACCAATCGACAACCGTCGATTAGGGTCGAGTACTGGATCGGTCGGCAGATTAGTGCTGCCGGGAAAACGAACAATCTTCATAGCCTAACATCAAACCTGGACTCCCTCCGCCGGTATTTAGTGATGGCATCGACGACTTGCGAGGAAACCGATGCGATTCCGGGGCATTTTTTGCCACCCTCGCTACGGCCCTCAGAGGCCCCGCCAGCGGCCTGTCAGCCAGCGGGCGGGAGGACTACGCAATCTAGCTCCGCCCGCCCGTAGCGCCTTCCTAGAGGCTGCTATCAGCCATTAATCATGGCGGTGAACTCCTCCATCATTCGCAACGACCGCTCGATATCATCTTGGCAAATGGTGCGCTTAGCCGCCAGGGCCAAAGTCTGCGCTTGGCGCACAGCCGAGGTGATGTTTCGGCCATTCACTTCGTGACCCGACAACCGCTTGATGTTGAACGCCCGAGGATCGATGCCCGCTCCTAGCAGAACGCTGTGCCAGACCTGGGCGCGCAACGCCTCGGTCATATCGGGATAGCTGATCGGCAGCGAAATCCGCGAGAAGAACGCTGGGTCAAAGCTCTGCACCCGATTGGTGGTGAGAAACATCACCCCGGAAAAATACTCTAACTGACGGAGGAAGATGCTCACCATCGCGTTGCGTTCGATGTTGCTGGTATCGCGCGCTTCCATGAAAATATCGGCTTCGTCCAGCTTCAAGACCGCGTTCCAATGCTGCGCCAGATCGAGGATCGACCGCAGCCGGTCTTCCAGGTCATTGGGATTGGTGCCCAACTCGCCAATACTCACCGAGTAGATCATCCGATGCAGCACCTCCGCGACCGCCTCGACCGTGAGCGTTTTGCCCGTGCCACTTTTCCCATGCAGCAAAAAGATCAGACCGCGCGATTTGTCGTCGATGAAATCCCCCGACGTGGCATCGTAATGGGTGACCAAATCCAACAGCACCTGTTTATGCTCGGGTGCCAGGACCAGATGATCGAAGGCGTCCTCGCGCCAGATGATCGGCGACAACCCGTCTACCGATATCCAGCCCCAGCGTTTCAGGCGCATCGAGAATGCCTGCACCTGCGGATAGCAGCGCCACAGATCGGCATCCAACACCACGCCCGCCAAATCCTCATCCAAGCGAAAGCTGTTCATCATCTCCTGGTACGTGTCGGGATCGATCTGCGCGAAACTGCCGCCATCGATCATCACCCGGCCATCGGCATGCATCTGCCGATCACGCATCCAGTTCGGGATGGTCAATGCCCCGGCGTAATTGGCAGGCGTCGGCCGTTGCGTGAAGTCACGGAACATGCGCCCACGCGCCGTCAGCACCTCACGCGTTTCACGGTCCAGCGGACGAATGCCCAGTTTATCGATCGCGATCCGCCCATCGAACTGCGGCAGCTTGTAGATATACTTGCCGACAGCACTGCCATGCGCGGTCGGCACCACGATCGACAAGGCGATCGCGTAGAGGGACCCGAAAAACGAGGTCTGCTCAGCGCAGCTTTCCACCTGACCCGCCAACAGACCCATGGATATCTCACAGACGACCGGCGCACCGCGCGCCAGCAGCACCGGCAAATCACTATACATGATATAGCCAGCATCGATCCGCGTCTTGATGCTGGGATCACTAAAGGCATTGATCATGGTGATCGCTTCGATCAGATCACAGGCCTCAACCTCGTGTTCCAGGCGCAGGTCGCGCATCGCTTTTTTCAGCACCATGCGCCGATGCAGCAAAAGCTGCACGTCAAGCTTGATGGGTTCTTCGACCTCGATCTCCTTGATGATTTTGGCATTGCTGAGCAGCGACTGCACGGTGGAATCGTCGCTGGTCAATTGCAGATGGGTGTCCGTCGCGATGATTTTAAATCCGCTGAAGTAACGGGATTCGATGTAACCCAAAATCTGCGCATTTGTATGAAGTTCAGTAATAGGAGCGTTCATTTTGATCCGCTTCGGTTGGTGACAACGCAGCTTTAGTTGATCTGGTCGAAACCGCGCAACTAAATAATTGCATGCAAGAACTTACGATTACCGAAACTGCGCGCAATCGATTGATTGATCTACTGAATCGCAATAAAAGCGACAGACTTTTTCTTGGCGTCGCTAACAAAGGCTGCGGCGGTAACAAGTTTTCCTTGAACTTTAGCGGCACCGGCTCAATCGATCATGTGCTGCTCGACAACGGTATCCTGATCATCGAACCCAGCGCCCAGCGCTGGATGAAGGACCTGACCATCGACTACCTGGGCGATGGGCTGACGCCCGGTTTTCAGTTCCAGCATGCCGAACACCGTCTCTGTGGTTGTGGTGAATCGTTTACGATCAAGTCCACACGAGCGGCTCGTGACGCTCGATAGCGATGGGTTGTTGCTGATTGGGCGACGCGTGGCATGGCTGCCGATCAAGCGGCCGAGCGTCAATGATCCAACCAACAGCTTCACCCGTGAAATGCTGCCCTGGTGCCTGATCTCAATCGGTTCCCCGACGCGATGGTATCCGCGCAAATTGATCTGTGAAACGCGGCAAAACGATTTGACCTTGATGCGTCATGACCCCTATGATTGCGAACGATGTCCAGACGGCATCTGGTCATATATTTTGACCGAGACATTCTGGAGCCTGCGCGTGTGGGATATCGCCGCGATCGTGCACTTTAAGCTGGCTTGGGCCGGTTCTGTTTACACAGGTGATGGAAATTAAATATGTTCGCAATACAAAGCGACGACGACTATAAGGTAATCCGCTGCTGTTTCTTGCTCGGTCAAGGATCGTCAGTCATCGAAGTTCGCAATCTGCTGATGCACAAATACCAACTTCCGGCGGATCGGGCCACCGCAGCGATCAATGCTGCGCTTGAGCATGGCAACATTGAACGCTGCGATCGGTATTATGCCTCGGCTGTTTCCTTCTTGAGCGGCCCCGCATCGTGCGGCTTTGATTGAGCGTCGGCCGCCATTTTATACCGGGTATGATTGCGCCGTGGCTTGCCATCGTTGATGATAACGCCTTTGTCGCGGAGAATCCGCACCACTCGCTTTACCCGGTCGCGCGACGGCCTGTTTTGCCGATCAATCCGCAACGCATCGCCCACTTGAAGCGTGGTTGATGGACCATGTTCCTGGAACACGGCACGCACACGATCCAGGGTAATGGTCGTCAGCTTCTGCGAAACGCTGGCGGGCTCGGTCTTAATTGCGTCTGCCGGGGGCATCACGGGGGCTGCGCGCCAAACAGCCTCCGCTGGGTCCCGGCGGGTGTCCACTGCCACCACGCCTCGCCCAGGGATGATTATGAGGTGGTCGCCCTGGTGAACCACACCGAGATCGGCAATTGCTGGAATGCGTATGACCATGATATGATCGGTTGGAAAATCATTTAAATCACTCATCCAGACACCTTTACCCTGGCGTTCGCCTTCGCCGCCGCTTTCATCGTGGGTATTTTCGCCACGTAGGTGTAATCCTCACGCCTTTCCACCTGCTTCTCCTTAATCAGTTGAGCGAGACAACCCCGGATTGCCACACGTTTGCCGTTCCGTGTCAAGAGTTGGTCCGAGGTCCAGGCGTCGATCAGGTCCGTGATAGTAAAGGGCTGCTCGGCAAATCGCTCCCGGATCAAACGAGCAACGGTCGCCAGATAACTGAGACCTTGCTGGCGCACCGCGCGTTGATGATTGGCTTGTAGCGTCAGTTCGGTGCTGCTGATCTCCACCACCTGGGCGGTCTCGTCGATCAGGTAGCGCAAGGTTTCTCGGATGTAGGCATACCGCGTTATCGTTGCCACCTCGGAAAACGCCACGTGCAGGCAATCCTCACGGGTGAAAATCGGTTTATCGGTGAAATTCTCATTCAGACGAGCCAATAAGTAACGCGCATTTCGCTGCAACCGTGGCAAACTACCCGCGATTTCAAACGGCGTGGTCGGGGCAGGATCATGGGCACGTGCGGCAACGCTGCGAGACCGATGAGGGCTGGGGGTCCGTATCATGCTCTTAACTCCGGGGCTGGACGAAGGGCGTAATTCGCCTTGTACTCCGAAATTTGCGCGCGTCAAGCCACGTCATAATCATGAGGACTTGTCAATATCAACGATGGGGCGATGACTTGGTGGAAATGTCTTCGCGACCGCCCATATACCTAGGCGTCTCTAACAAAGGAAATTACCGTGCTTCGATTGTTTCTCATCGGTCTGATCATCATCACCTGCGTGTTCCTCGTGTTTCACGCAATCAAGTCTTTGGTGTTTGTGATTATTTTTGGCATTCTCATCGCGCTGTTGTGGCACATGGTGGCGCCGCGCTCGGGCGTTCGTCGTCTGCGGTTCTAAATCGATTATCGCCTTGGAGAAGGTTGCTTCTCCAAGGCTCGGCGTGGGTTAGTTTGGTTTTTGGTTCGCCTTCTTCGGTGCCTTGAACTGGGCGATGCTGACCACCCGGCCGTCGCGCCGGGCTTCGATGGCAGCGTCGGTGTCACCCTCCGGCTTCATGATATGATCGACGATCCGATGCATATCCTCCTGGGTGAAGCCCTTCTTGGTGCGCACGTGGCGGGTGAGGTCCCACCACAGGCTAAACAAGATATCCTCGCACCACGCCCCTTCCTGATCCTCCGCCTCGAATGCGTGTAACACCGCACTATGGTACAGGATTGATCCCGCACGCATACTGCGGGTTTCAGCCTCTTCCATCATCCGCTCTTGGTCAGTCATATCGTGATTCATTACAAATCCTCCTAAGCTATATTATCAATCGTGAGGGCCAACTATGACCAGACAAAGCGGTATTTGCCGCAGTCCCAGATGCGATCGTAATCAAGAGCGCGCATCACCTCCCATTCGGTATCGTCAAAGTCGCCCAGAACACTTTTCAAGACATCCTTGCGGAAGCCGAAACGGAAATGGCGATATCGATGATTCTCGACATAGCTATAATCTGGCGCTGTGGTGTGCTCCAACGTAAATCCCAGTTTTCGATACAGGCCGCCGTCGCTCCATCGTCGATCTGCATAGCTGATAACCGCGATCGGCGAGTGATCTTTGATGAAATGGGCGAATAACCGTGAGGCGCCGCCAACCACGGTGATAAAAGGCAGGGAAGCATAGCGAACCAATTCAGATGCCCCAGACATCAGACCGCGACTTTCTCTGGCATTGATGAATGACATTGCGCAAACAATCTTGCCACGGTCAGTAAGTGCGAGGTGCTTGGTGGCGTCAACCGGCCCTTGAATGTGGGCGATTGTGTAGAAACACGCAGCTTCCTTATTGTTGATTTCGGCAACCTGAAGGCTGCGGGCAAAGCGACGGTCCGGAGTACAGCCAAACAGATGGCCGATTTTGCTCTTGACGATTTCAGAGTGATCTAACCATTCGTCACTGAACAACGTAAGAAGACGATAGCCCTGTTTTTCCACCGCATTGTGTTTTTTGAGATGATAGTTCCGATTGATTCGTTGACTCTCGCTGTGCCAGTAGAGACCGCAATATTCAATGGCTAATTTGTGTTCCTCGCTGAGAATATCGATCTCGTAGGGGCCGATGAGTCTGCGATCGCCGGAGATGACTCTGGCGATCCCTAAATCGGAACAGATGTAATTATAAACTTCGATTTCCTCTTTGGATTTGTAGTTGATTGGACGAGGATTGCATGCCGCGCAGCGCGGCTGATGACCATAATCGATTCGCCATTCGATGTTTCGTGCGCAGGTCGGGCAACTTAATGACACCAGCGGCGCTCCGGCCACTCCGGTATAATTTTCGAATGATGTGAGCAGGATTAGCTTACAATCCTCCATCAGTCGCGTCTTCATCCGATCGTAGTTTCTCCGATAATAGGACTCGGCGTAGCCGTTTGCCAAGCGGGTCGCAATCGATCGGACGGCGATTGATTTACTTTGCATCGGATTGCTGACGCCATGGCGAACTCGCATGGTCATCTGTTTCTGCTCGCCGACCGCACGCAGATGGGCGGGGTTGGTAACGCCGTATCTCTGTTGCATGGTGGCGACCTGCTTCCGAAGCTGGGCCTTGATGTTGTCTTGGTTCGAGTAGAACGCGGCATGGGCAGTTTTGGCCGTCTCGGTCTGACCAGTATTGACGTGACCATAGCGCCCTAAATTCGTTTGTTCGCGTTTTTGCTGAGTGGCTAATCTTTCTTCTTCGGTGTCCAGCGATTTGGTTTTACTGACATTGGCTGATACCGATTCCCTGGCGCAAGCGCACTGGCCGGTCTTCCCACAGAATCTCCAGCCATCAACAATCGATTTCAAGGTCCGTTGCCGACCTTGCGGACACAGGGGACGTTCATTGTGCACGGCCGAAAACACGCGGATCGGGAATGACGTGTCAGAGGGCATATCCGTAGTTTGAGCATCGATCCAGTCGAGGAACTCATGGTCTCTGCGAAGTGCGAATGACCATTGTTTAAGGCCCGCTTTTGCGATCAGTTGATTTAAACGTTCGAGCATAGGTTCACCAGTCAGATGGTTGATGCGACCAATTATCGCGTGTTCAATGGCATGTCACTAAGCTATTTCACTAATCTTACCCTACGGCGCCTATACTCGGGTTTCCAGTCGGTCTCCCACATGACGATAAGATTATAGCCAAGTTGCCGCACCAGTTCGTCACGAAATCGTCGGGGCGAACTGCGCTGGGTTGCCGTGCCAGAAATCCCCATGGAAGCTGTGAACCGTGTTCGTGGCTGGATCGTAGCCGGGCGAGATGAGGCGAGAATGCCACCGAACATTAAAAAACCGGCCATCGAGGCCGGTTTTTAGAGGCTTTAGTTACGAAAGAAATCAAATAAAGGTTAGGCTCGATGTGTCTATTGCAACGAGTCCAACATAGTCAGCCGCGTTGCCAAGGCTGGAGGCTGTGTTCGTTAAAGCAATGAAACCATAACGTGTCATAAAGCTAACGACTGGTTCGAACGTTTGGGGATCAATCACCACGCCGGAACTCGTCAATGGTACATATGGGCAATAGAACGCTGCCGCATCGATATCGTTGCCTTTGTAACCAATTAGCACCGGGGTATTATCGGCAGCGTATTGATTGACGTAGACCCTCATTGCATTGTTCAAAGTGCCAACGAACTTGGTATTAGTTGGGGCTTCAAATACTCCCTCAGTAGTACGGGCGAAGGCGGAAGTCGTCGCAGACTGCAAGATGGTCAAAGCAGTCGGGGATACTACGCACCAGTTGCCTGCGCCACGACGAGTTCTTGCCGCGATGAGGTTTGCCTGACGGTTTACCAGGATCGCAAGTGCAGCATGCACGTCTCCAACAAAAGTGGGGGTTCCCGTGACATTGGACATAGCAAAGGTGCTAGTAGCAGCGCCGGGTAGAGCAATCAAGAAGTTGATGATTTCTTGATCAATTTCGGCCGTTATTTCCTGCGCTAGTGCCGCCATGATCTCGGCCTCGATGTCAAGCCCTTGCTGTGCTTGCGCATCCTGTGCCGCTTCAAAGGTCCAACGAGCCGCCAGCTTGCGGGTCTTTGCTTCGACGACTTCTTTCAAAATCTGAATGCTCAGACGATTTCCACCAGTGCCTTCAAGATAGGTCGTAGACGCAGCAGCCGGAGTGGCTACAGAACCATTGCCAGAGTAGTAATTGGCGATGTTGAACGGCGACAATGCTTCGGCACCAGCCGAAATTCCGCCGCCCGCTGCCGGAATAGTATCGGCATAACGCACACGCAGCGTATGGATTTGCGCGACTGGTCCTGTCATCGGCTGGACGCCGATAATTTCATTTGCAATTACCGTGGGCATGACACGGCGAATAACGGGAAGAATAACGCGGTTCAGCGTCGCCACGGATGAGGCGTTCGTCGCGCCATTGGTCGCGGCTTCCATCAGCCGTAGTTCACGCCGGGTATTTTCCAGGATGGTGTCCATGGTCTGGCGCTTGTTGGGATTTGCGGTCCCGTCTTGATTGTGGGTGAGATCGCGGCCCTCGCAAAGCGCTGCCTTGGTCTGTTTCCACTGTGTTTCAAACAGCTTGTTCATTAATTGAACTCCTGAAAATTATCTAGTAATACCGGCAAGTCTAATTACCTGCGCGATCTCGGGATCGATGTCATAGGCCTCGGCTTGCACCGCTTCTGCTAGTCGGTTGCCCCGTTGTTCACCGGACACGACGTTGGGCTTATCGATCCGCGTTTCGCTCAGCACGCGCTTTTGGGGCGTCGCTGATTTCACGCGTGTGGTTTCATCGAGAACCACCGGCAAGAGCTTGTTGAATGACTCGCGCAGGGCTTCGGTGCGGACTGTTTCCAGCATGCCCTCCATCACCTGACGCTTGTCGCCACGCAAATTGATCAGTAATTCGCCAAGGGTCTTCGAGCGTACCACCCGATCCTCTGCGATCTTGGCCTTGCGTAACGCGATGTGGCTGTCTTTCACCGCCGCGTCACGAGTGCTCTTGGCTTCTTTAAGCTCAGTGTCGCGCGCTTCGACGGCCAATTGCAGCTTGCGCATCTCGGTGCCTTCTGCCAAATACGAGGTCATGAATTCCGCCGCGACACTTTCAAAAATGCGCCGACCGAACATGTTCTGGCGATTGCGTTCCAGGTCCTCGTGCAGTTGGGTCATTTCGGTCTTCAACGTTTCATTGATGACCCGTTCCACCTTGGAGGCGGCCTGTTTGACGAAACGGCCCTGGGTTTCGTTGAGCTTCTTACGGCCTTCCTTCACCAGCTTGAGCCGGGTGGCCACCAACGCCTTCTGGTCCTGCTGGAACTCAGCAAGCTCCTTGGTCACTTGCCGAACGACGAATTCGTCGATCTTGCGCACGCGCTTGACGTGATCGTTCGTCAGTGATTCTTTGACGGCATTGTACTTGTCGGCAAACCGGAGCCGCTCGCGATTGAGCACCTTCTTCTGCTCGCGCAGTTTCAGAATCTCTTCCTTTAGCTTGGTCGAGACAGCGGTGCGTGCGGCCACCGCATGCTCATTGAGCTTGGCGCGATAGGTGCGTTTGCTTTCCTTGATGCCTCGGCGGAAGGCATTGCGGGCATCGACAAACTTGCCGACTTCGGCAGCCTTCTCATCCGCTTGCTTCTGCACGGCATCGGTCAGCATGCGATCGACCGCCTCGACCAGCACTTCCTTGTCGTGTTCGTAACGTCTAGCGAAATCTTCGCGAATGGTCATTTCTGCCTGTTCGCGGACTTCCTCGACCTTCTTATCGAAGGCTTCTTGCAACGAGCTAACAATCTCCTCGGGGAGGTTGCCGTCGCTCAGAAGCTTTTTGATGTTCTCCATTAGAACATTTCTCCTATGGTCAAATCTTCCATTTTAATTCAGTAATGGCTCGCAGGATTTCCCGTTTGAGAAACCGCATCGCCATCGGGTCGTGCACCGCCGCTTCGGACAAGTCGGAGATAATCCGCCCGCGTTTGCTGTTCAGTGATTCGTAAACTGGCTTGGGATAGGCATCCGGCGCACTGGGTCTAGCTACTATGTCGACCGTAATGATCTCAAATCCCGAAACTTCGCCTCTCTCATCAACATTCCCGACCCCCCGGCTGGAAACGCCTAGCTTGACGCCAGATTCGATCAGCGTTCTGACGATGTTGCCCTTGGGCGTTGATAAAATCTTCAACTTGCCCATGCCGTTGTTGCCATCCATCCAGATTTCCGTGATCGCGTGTGACACGCGATCTAGATTGATCGTTAGTTCTTCAGGATGATCGAGTTCACCAATGACGCTGTAATCATCACGCAGTTGCTTATCGATATTTTCTACGGCATTTTTGATTTCGCGAGCCGGATAAATCCGCTCATTGAAATTGCGGACCCCGCCCTGAATGAAAATGCCTTTCATGTAGAGGTCCTTACCTCCACCCTCCTTGTCGGCGGCTTCGATGACGCACTGCGCTTGTGAAAATGAAAGTTGTTCTCTTAAAAACATGAGCCTGACCGTTGTTTAGTCGATAATGCGTAACTAAGTGATCGACTAAGCAAATCTGGGTTCAATAGGCCGGACGTTATATCGACAACGATATTTAGCGATCGGGCATCATTTTAGTGGACGAAAGCAAAAAAACCTGCTTTCCAGCGATAAATATTGTCGATCTTGTATAATTTGGAAGGTGTGTAATGATGACCCACCCTTTGGCGGAAGTGCTGCGACAACATTTGTTGCGGTGGCGCGGTGGGTGGGTTACAAAGCTGACCCCCGAATTGCAATTGGCGTTGGGTCAGATCGAAGAAACCGATATTCGTCGTGCCGCTGCAACGTTGTTGCATGGTCCGGCCATCTGTGCAGCCGGTCGCGATCGGTCGATCGTGCGGATTGCGGATGGATGGAAGTTTTGCGGCAACGGCCGTGTCTGCCCGTGTTTTATGGAGCATTTCCTAGCCACTTCGGAGGCGACCAACTTTGCCAAACGAGGCGTCGCCAATGCCGCACAGGCAGCGGATGTAAAAGAAAAAATCCGTGATACCTGCCTGGACCGCTACGGGGTGCCTAACACCGGATCACTGGTCAGTCGTCGCGAGACGGCCGAGGCCACCAATCTCGTCAGATATGGCGCCAAAAACGTGTTTGCGTCTGACGAGATCAAAGCGGTTATCCGCGACAAGACGCAACTGAACCACGGTGTGGACCACATCAGTCATTCACCGGAACATCAGGTCCGTATGCGAGCGGGGGTAAGGGCCACGTGGGGGGTATCCAATGTGGCGCGGCATCCGGTCGTGCAAGCCAAAATCCAAGCGACGAACTTGCTTCGCTATGGCGGTGTCGCACCCGCCTGTTCACCTGTAGTGCGGCACAAAATGAAGCAGACTATGGAACAGCGGTTCGGCGGGCATATCGCCCAGCTTCATATCCTGCCGCAACATCGCATCATCGACCAGACCGATTTCGCCCGGCGTTTCACCGGCAGACGCGCTGGTGATATTGCCGCAGAAACCGGATATGATCCGTCTCTGATTCATCGGTATGCCTATCGATGGAACATCGAACTAGATTATACGGGCGGTGATCATCGTGCAGCCGAAAACGCTTTTGCCGACTGTCTAGCACGTGAAATAATGCCACCAGAGCGGAATGTTGACATTCTGATTCCAGAAGGTAAAGACAACGATCGCCGTTGTTGGCAGCAGATTGATAATTACTTTCCGACACATCGACTTGGAGTCGAATTCGGTGGGGCGATCTGGCATAGCGAAGCATTCGGCCGGGATCGCGCCTATCATGCTAAAAAACGATTGATGGCGTTGCGCCAAAATATCACCTTGCTTCAAGTTTTCGAAGATGAATGGATCGACCACCCTGAGGCAGTGATCGCCACCATCAGACACCGGCTTGGTCTGACCACTCACAAGACCTATGCGCGATCGTGCGTTCTCGGACCGATCAGCCATCACGAGGCGGCCGGATTTTACGACATTCACCATGTTTTCGGTCGCGCCTCTGCCACCGTGCATCTCGGGCTGCGGAGCCAGCACGATTTGGTGGCTTGTATGTCGTTTACAGAACGAACATCCGCAGGGTGGGAATTGGTTCGTTATGCCAGCAAAAATTCGGTCGTGGGTGGTGCGAGTCGGTTATTGTGTGCGTTTGAGCGCATGTATAATTGGCAGACCATCAAGTCATTTGTTGATCTGCGATGGAGCATGGGCGCGCTATACACGATCCTTGGCTTTACGGTCGAGAAAGAAATCGCCCCGGATTACATGTACGTAATCGCTAATCGGCGCATTCACAAGTTTAATCTTCGTAAATCAAGCAAGCGATTCGCCAAATATGTTGGCACCGGTATGACAGAGCGACAAATGGCCATTGCCGAACAGATACCGCGCGTGTATGACGCTGGGAAATGGCGTGTCGTAAAGTGCAATCCCGCTTTCCAGGACATGCCACCGGACAAAAAGAAGCCGCGAGGCAGGAAAGCTCCTCGCGGCGTTTAACAATCTCAACCCGTTCCCATTACAGTTTGGAGTTATCCTTCTTGCCTGGGATGATCGAGTCGGCTTTCTTGTGGCCGGACGCGAAGTCGGTATTCAGCAGCGCGCCGGATGGTCCTTCGGCTGGCACTTTTTCCATCGTCTCTTCCCAATGGTCGCGAACATTGCCCTTGCGCACTTTGCTATTGCTGCCAGAGTTGTTCCTGGTCGAGGATGGCGGGGTTTCACGGGCATAACCACGCGCCGGGTTCTTCGCCTTGGTCATCACCGGTTCGCCGCCTTTGCGGTCCATGACGTTGTTGTTGCCACGAATGACCGAACTTTTATTCTGGCTGAATGACTTGCCGTCACTCTGCCGTCCATCGGTGTTGGCTGGTGCGGCCACCTTGTCAAGTTCTGCCAGCACCGATTCGGTGATATCGTCTAGATCGGCGTCATCACTGCCCATCCCCATCTCGGCGTCTTCCGGAATTTCATCCTCGGGATTGTCCTCGTCAGGGTCGGCGACATCGGTCTCCATACGGCCTGCGAGCGCCTTGTTGTCTGTTTGTGCGTCGCCATTGTCGAGGTCTTCATCGCCGCCGAACGCATCATCGCCGCCCGCACCGTCGTCTTCGAGGCCGCCATCATCGGTAACAGGATCGTCGATCCCTTCTTCGTCGGAGAATTCCGCCATGACGCGATCGAACTCGGCCATGAAATCGTCAATCTTACCGCTCAGGGTATCGATCTTGTCTTCCACGGAGCCGTCTTCGCCATCCAGGCCGTCCGCGTCGCCGTCCATGTCATCCAGACCACCGTCATCGACCTGATCGTCCAGGCCGTCGCCGCTATCCACCCCCTCAGCATCCCCCATATCTGGCGCATCGTCGGCCATTTCAGGGGCGCCATCATCGACCGGTTCATCAGTCGGATCGGCGGACGGATCGTCGTTTACGTCAGCATCATCGAAATATTCTTCGAGCCTGATTTCCTGGTCCCAATTCTCGGTGAGATCGACATCGTCGTTCTGCCGCAGGGATTCATGAATCTGACGTGCCCGTTCCACCATAAACTTGTGCAACAGCGCACTCGCCTTACCCTCGTCACCGTTCAATAGATGAACGATCGCCCGTTCCAGTAAACTTCTCAATGTCGTTCTCCCAAAGGTTGCTACCTATGATGCTGTTCACACCACAGATATTTACCTCTGGTCTTATTGCAGGGATTATTAGTGATGCAAAACATTGCTGAAATCTTGAAATAGCTGGTATTTCGACAATCGCACGCCCAAATTGGCTGAATAACCACCAGCAAAGAAAGAATTTGTGAATGTTTCGTATTTGGCTTGTGCCGACAATGCAGAATCTGACCAATGCTCAAATCATCTGCGCATTCTGGCGCCAGTCCGCCGACGCGGCGGGGTCCGCTAATATGCCTTGCTGCGATCGGCTGTCGGTCGCGCTGCGTCAAGCGATTGCGGTTCTTGAACCGGCTATTTACAAGGAGATGTTCCCAATGACGGAAAAGGCTGAGTTCGGCGCGGTCAGTGGCGAGGTCGAAACCCCTAAATAACCGTAAAATCGCATAGAGAATGGTTTTTGGAATGAAAATACTTGAACTTGATCAGAACGATCTAAACGCGGCCTATTATGATCCGGCCGAGGATAAGGTGGGTGTGCGCACCCCTAATCAGACGCGCAAGCCAGTGCTGACCCTCAAACATTTAAATCGGCTGAAAAAGGTGCGGGCGCTGCGCAAACTCGAAAAACTCAAGCGGGAAGACCTGCTGACCATCATGTACGCGCCCGCCGATCCGGCCGCTGGGGGCATGGGTGGCCCGCCCGGTTTCTAAAAATACCGCTTGATTTCCGATCCAAGTCAGTTATTTGTCTGGGACTGTTGACAATCCCTGTTGTTCGTTGCGCCACCATCGGGTAAATATGGCGAGGTCAGGAGTCCATGATGCAGACAATGCGACAGCTTATCAACTACGCGGCTGTCAATGAAGCCATTGTCAACCGGCCGTATCAACTCCCAACCTATCTGCGAAATCGTATCAAGACCTTGACCGTGCTGATCGATCGCTTGAACGGTGCGCGGGCGGTGATCAAGGACAATGCCGTCGATGGGGCGAGTATGCTTCAGCAGGGCGTGCGCTACGGCCATGCCGATGATGAAGAAGCCAGAGACCTAGTTCACAGCCTGTATAATTTAGAGCATACGAATCTGATTGAGCGTTATCGACTAGATGATCTGCGCTCTAGTCTAGAAAATTATGTCCAATATGGGCCGGAATTCATCAAATACGTGTTGGCTGCCTTGGAGTATATTCGGCCAATAGATGATGATACTAAGCGTGCGCTAACCCTCTTGCCACAGGCCGAGGCAGGCTTCTTGGAGTACGGGTGGGAACCCGGCAATGAGGAACATGAAGCCGACCCGGAATACGCCGCCGCCAAAAAATTACTGCAAGCCTTTCGGGTTTATGCTGGTGCACTGGTTGCCATCGATGCGCTGCAAGCTGACCTCAAGGCCAAGATGCAAGTCCTGACAGACATCCGTGCTTCCGCATCCTGGGGCAAAGAATATCGTCCCGAACATGGCGCAACGGAGACCCTGTATCATGCCACGGCGTATGTCCGCGATCTGGTACAAAATGGGTTTAGTCCTGAGTTACCGGACGGACGGCGGGGCCTTGGCAATCTGGGTCATCAAAACCTGATTTCGTTTACGCATGATCTCGAACTGGCCCGCAATATCATGCGCACCTTGAAAGAGATGTGGATGATTGCTCACGGCCAGTTGACCGGTACTCAGATTTTGGGCTGGGCGCGCACTGAGGGGATCGAGGCCGAGGTGACCAAATCCTGGTCGCATCTGACCGGTGGTGAAATCCCCAAGCGAAACGCCGATCCGAAACGGGTAGCGTTGTTATACCGATATTGGTTGGCCCATACCAAACTGCGCAGTGATCCGGTGATGGTCTCGCCCGAAAAAACAATCGAGCTTTTGGTCAAGCAAGACATTGCCGATATCGGTGTGCTAGCGTGCGAGGTTCAACTTGAAAAAAGCGACCAATATCTCTACGGCGAGTCGGAGTTCCGAGTCGCCGCGTCGAAGGTGATCTCGGTCAAGCAGGTGTTGTAGACACCACCCTGGTCGGGATAAACCCTGCGTCGAGTGCATGATCTTGTTACCACATGGAGGGTCTCAAATGAAACGCGTATGGGGTTTGGCACTAGCTCTGGGCGGCGCGCTGCTGGCTCTGCCAGCGATGGCGCAAACCACCGACCAAGCACCATCTGGTGCTGATAAAGATATGGGCGCCAATCATCTGCGGTTGTGTACCGGCTCGCCATCCGGTAATTACCATTTCGCCGGGATGGAGATTTTGAGTCGCGTGGGCGGCGGCAAAGAAGTCAATACCGATGGATCACTCACCAACCTGCGCGACCTGATGGACGGGACCTGCACCATCGCCTTTTCGCAATCAGATGTGTTCTCGCAATTCGCCCTGGAACAGCCCGCCTCGCTGGGCGCGATCGAGGCGTGGAAAGTGGTCTACACCGAATACGTGCACATTCTCTGCCCCGTGGTCGCCGGATGGACACGGGTCAATCATCTGGGCAAGGCGCAGGGCAATCTGATCGTCGGGCCGAACGGCACAGGCAGTGCAGAGACATGGCGTATCCTGCGGCAGGCCGATGATTCGCTTTACGAGAAAGTCGGGCGGTTGCCCGATCCGGTTGATCGAGAATCGTTGACAAAAGTCAAGGACTCCAAGGACACCTGCGTCCTGTGGGTCAGTGGCGTGAATGCGGCCAGCATGAAAATCGCGAATATGATGTCGGTCAACACCAAAGACCATCAACCCTCGATGATGCTGCTGGATGTCAATGATCGGGATATGAAATCGATCAAAGGTTTGAACGGCAAACCCATGTACGAATGGAAGGAAATCGATCGGAAGGAACCCAGCGGCGGCAATCCCGGCCTCTATGAAAATATCATGCAATCGAGCAGCGTGAGTGTGCCCACGGTTGATGCCGTCCTGGTCGTGCGATCCGATTGGCTGAAAGCGATCCGGCCCAGCGGCAAAGCCGATCGGCTGGTGCAGGCCGTCGAAGACGCCTCGCCGACGATCTGGAAAACCGTCAATCCGGACGAGTGAATCATGAACCGGTGCCGGTCCCAAACCGGCACCGTGTATCCCCTTAGGAACCACACACAGCCCGATGATACGCTCGGATGGTGAGTTCATCCATAAACGCCGTGTCGGCCGTCTCCCGCAGTCCTGAGATAAGCTGACTTGCCTCGACACGCTCTAATAACTCTTCAATCTCTTGACCCACCTCTTGGTACGGACGTTCGCCGCGTTTGATGGCCAGCACGTGGGCGGCATTTGGCAGCGGAAAGGTGATGAAACCAGTGGTCAGCAATTCGATCGCCTCATTCCCGACCCGCACCGCATGCGACAGTGCTTTCCAATCGATATTCTCCTGTCGCTCAGCCTGCAAGGATCGCAGGCCATATTGATCAAACACCCGACCGAACACTGCCCGACAATCCTTTAGCGTATTGGTCACCGGCACCTTGCGATCGCAGCATTCCAAATGCAGCACCGGCCCCGCAGCACGTCCGGGATGGTCGATCTCGATCAGCGCTGTGTGTTCCAGCTTTTGATCGACGATGAACTCTGGCAGGCCTTCCAGGGCGTCGCGTAGCCGCGTTAAATGGCCATGCTGATCGATCGCCTGATCAAACCACGCCACGATCTCGCGCACGGCATGCACCCGTGATCCCTTGATCCCATATTTCGCCGCCTGGGTCCGGCAATACCCGACGAAACTGGCAGCCGACCGACTGATCACCCGATGCCGATTGGCGACAAGCTCGCACCAGATCGGATCAGGCTCATTGAGCATCGCCCACCTGGGTGCAAACAACATGTCGAGCGCCAAGGTCTGTCCCTCGGCCAGCAATGAGAGATACCGATGAAAGGCAAACGATTCGCGATCTTCCTCACCCGCGACGTTCTTTTCAGATTCAGCCTTAGCGCGGCGATTGCTCAGCGTGGTCTTGATCCGTTGCAGCAGAATTTCTTCGGCGTCCGGTAAAAACACGCTCTTGAAATCTTCGTCAGACGCGGGTGTGGAAGTGCCGTAGAGCACACTACCAAACCGTGTTTCTACAATTGTATGAACCAAAACTTTACTCCGGTGCGGGTGGGGCATTATCTGGGATTGACGCCGCATAGGGCGTCGAAACCGCTTTTCGTGACTCCCAATTTTGCTCAAACAAGGCGGCGTTGACTGGCGACTCGATAAATGTCACGTTTTCGGCGTTTCGCTTCTCCGCGCTCGGCGTATAATTATACGAGCCGCCGATCACCAGATGATTATCGATTATGACGATTTTGTTATGCGCAATTGCGACCGTGCTATCGATCCACACGGGGATGCCGCCATTGATGACGAAGGTGGCGCCAGAATAACGTGACCGCTTAGCAACATTGGTTTTATCGAGGATCGCCATGACCTCGACCCCGCGTTGCTTGGCTTGTACCAGGGCCTGCAAGATCGGCGGTGAGGTAAAACCATAGGCCTGCACATGGATCGAGGTCTTGGCAGAGGCGATACCCGCCACCACCCGATCCACACAGTCCTGCGCGGGAACAAAACAGGCGGATACGCTGGCTTCGGTTGCCGGATTGGGTATGGCATTGCGCGCAAGCAGTGCGTGCGTTGCCATGACGCCAGCGAGGCTGACGATAAACAGAGATACTTTCATGATTTGATTTAGCTTCGCCAAAAAACATCGAATTAAATATCACTTCGTTTGACTTGAAGCGGCGAGATGAATTGACTAGATCCACAAG